ACGTAATTATCCAGGACTCGGCAGAATAATTTACAAGAGTAAATACTTTTCCGATGGTTCAGCTTGTGAATGGGACGGGAAACCAAGTTACTTTAATACGTGGGATTAGTTGCGAGATGCAACGGAAAGGAGGTGAGTAAAATATGAATAAAGAATTAGATTGTCTATGCGGTTCTAAGGGTGGTACACCTGTATATAAAGTATGCCAAGGCGAAGAAGAACATGAAAGAAAAGAAAAAATGAACGCTGAAATGGCTGAGTTTATTAGGCACTTACCGGAGTTAGCAAAATTGCTAGGAGATGACGGAATGATATTAGTACCTACTAGATAGACTCAAAACGAGCGGAAAGGAGGTGAAAATATGAAAAGAATACACACAGCAGATGGATATATTGAATTAAAGGATACGGGTAATATATGGGTAGGATCACAAGCTCACAGCATTATGTCAGCATTTTATAAAGTCTGTAGGGAATTAAGTATTATTCCTAATAATCATAATCTTGAAGTATTAGCTCCTGAAGTAGTTAAACAATTAAACAGTAATTTCTAAGTTACTTGCATAGAAACAAAAGAGTTTGGTAGAGTATATAGATACCAAACTCTTTTTATAAGAACGGTAGATATATGCAAGACACGCCACAGACTCCACCAGTTAAATTCGATTTAGCATTTACACCAAAGATAGATGAATATATAGCGTCTACTGATAAACCAACAGTAAAAGGATTTGCAACGCTCATAGGAACTGATTTGTATAGCGTGTGGGCTTGGGCAAGAAAGAAAAAGAAAGATGATAAGGGTAATGTTACAGAGGAATTCGCTAGACCACAATTTAAAGCGGCACTTGAAAAGTTAGAAGCGTTGGAGAAATCACAACAGGATGATAAGTTAAATCCTAAGCAGGAGTTATTCTGTCAGTTATATGCTACTGATAGAGAATTCTTTGGTAATGGGACACAAACATATATTGAAGTATATGAGCCTGATCAGCATAAGCCAAACTGGTACAAATCCGCGCAAGCCTCAGCATCTCGACTGCTATCAAATGTTATTATCTGTAAACGAATCAACGAATTACTAGAGGATGAGGGATTAAATGATGCATTTGTTGATAAGCAGTTATTATTTATTATTACACAACATGATGATAAGAGTAGTAAGGTTGCAGCGATACGTGAATATAATAAGTTAAAGCAACGTATTACAGAAAAGATAGATCATAGCTCGAAAGGAGAAAGGATAGGAACGGTAATAGGATTTAATTATCTGTCTCCAGCTACTGTAGATGAATCAAATAACCCCGATAATCAAACCAACGCATAAACAGGATTTAGCTTACAAACTTCTTTGGGATAATGTTACAAGATTTCTACTATTTGGTGGTGGCGCTGAGGGGGGTAAATCTTGGCTTGGTGCTGAATGGTTACTTACTAATTGTTATCGATATCCTGGGACAAAATGGTTTATTGGTCGAAATGAACTAACACGCCTCATGGCTTCATCATACTCTACGTTTCGTAAGGTGTGTGCATACCATAAGATTCCTCCAGATGACTGGAAATTTAATGGACAATATCATTATATCGAGTTTAGGAATCCACATACAGGTCTCTTTGATGGTGAGGGAAGCCGTATTGATTTGTTAGATTTGAAGTATACGCCTTCAGATCCACAATTTCAGCGGTTTGGTTCGACTGAGTATACTGCAGGATGGATAGAGGAAGCAGGAGAAGTACATTTCTTGGCATTTGATGTATTAAAGTCTCGTATTGGTAGATGGAAAAATCAAGAATATGGATTAGATCCAGCAAAGATTCTTTTGACTTGTAATCCTGAACAGAATTGGTTGTATCGCATATTCTATAAACCATGGAAGAAAGAAGAGTTACCAAAAGGCTATGCGTTTATTCAATCACTCTATAAAGATAATCCTTATACAGCAAAACAAGCAGAAGACAGATTAGAACAGATCTCAGATCCTGTGTTGCGTGCTCGTCTTAAGATGGGGTTATGGGAGTATGCGAGTAATGAGAATAATCTTGTGGATTATGACTCTATTGTTGATCTCTTTACAAATACATTACCAGAACAAACAAATAAGTTCTTTTCGGCAGATGTCGCTCGTCATGGCTCAGATAAAGTTGTTATGGGCGATTGGCGCGGATTGAATTTGTATAAGATTCAATGGAAGACAGATAGAGGTATCGATCAAACAGTAAATGATGTGAAAGAAGAATTACGCATAGAGATGATACCGTATAGTCATGCAATTGTTGATGATGATGGTGTGGGTGGCGGCGTTGTCGATAATGCGAAGGGCGTGAAAGGTTTTATTGGTAATTCTTCTGCATTAGAAAATGAACAAGGTACAAAAGAGAATTATCGCAATCTACGTTCTCAATGTGGATTTATGCTTGCTGAGAAGATAAAGAATCATCAGATAGCAATAACTGCTATGGTTGATGAGAAGACAAAGGAAATGATTATAGAAGATTTACAACAATTGAAGAAGAAGGATAATCCAGTAGAAGCACCATTGCAGTTAATCCCGAAAGATGAAATTAAAGAAGCGTTAGGTAGATCTCCTGATTTTGGTGATATGATGATGATGCGAATGTATTTTGAATTAGATCAACCATTAACATTTAAGATGCCTTCAGAAGTTGGTGGTGTTAATCCATACCTAGAAGGGCTTATAGCTTGACTCTTGCATAAAGATAAGATTATTGTTTAGTATTGATATCATGGACATTACCAATAACGGTATAACCCTCACGACTCCGGAACTTGTCTTACTTCGTTTCAATAAAGAAGGTGGCTATAACTATCGATTCAGACGTGAACAGGATTGGAGAGAAAACTATACTTTATATCGAGATCGAGTAATCTATAATCGCTTAACACAGCGTCAATCCGTTAATCTTCCCCTCATGAAAACACAGATTAGAACGCTTCTTAAGGATGTAGACGATATGCCAGTTATTCAATTTGACAATTTAGACAATGATAAGGAATCTGAAGTATTTCTGAATGAATACTGGAAAGATACACTGGAGCAAAACAACATGGAGATTAAAGATATTATTGACAAGAAGCAAGAATTCTTTTTTGGGAGAAGTTTTGACCAGATGCAAGTTATTGATGGACGAGTAGTATTTAATATTATCGATCCGGAAGATATTTTAGTAGATCGTTACTTAAAACCGGATCAAATAGACTCCTCACGATTTCTTATTCATACACATATCTTTAAACCATTAGCAGAACTAGAGTTAGATCCAGCTTATGACAAGGAAGCCTTGAATCGACTCAAGATCTTTTATGCAACGAATATGGGATTGATTAAAGCCAAAGCAAACTTAGATATGCTGTCACAGAAAAACCAAAAGATGGCAGATCTAGGATTAATGGATGCAGATGCTCCAGTATTGGGTGAAACATATGTAGAATTAACGATGCATTTGATTAAACGGAAAGAAGAGAATGAGACAGAAGAGCAAATCTATTTATATACCGAAGCAGATAGTTTAGAGATACTCCAGAAAAAACCATTAGAAGAAGTAATAGGTGAAACAAGTGATGGTGAACACTATTGGAGAACGCATTATAACTATAATACATGGGCTGAAGATGTTGATCAGCAAGACTTCTGGACAGATGGCGTAGCAGATATTATTAAAACACCTAACAAAGTACTTAACACATGGTTTAGTCAGATGGTTGAGAACCGGACGCTTAAGAACTTAAATATGAATTTATATGATGCAACCAAAGAAGGATTTGTACCGCAAACCTATGAACCAAAAGCCTTCGGATGGTATGGTGTTCCAGGTAAGCCAAGTGATGTCTATCAGCAATTACAGATTGGTGATTTATCCGATGCATTACCAGAAATGCAATTTGTCATGGATATGGTAGATCGAGCAACAGGAGCAACAGCAACACAACAAGGAGCAACACAATCAAATATCCAGTTGGGACAAGTACAGCTTGCTTTAGTTGAAGCAAAAGAACGTGTCAGAGGCTTATCAAAATTCTATACACAAGCATGGAAAGAGAGAGGAACGAAGTTTCTTAAGCTGATTGATGCAGCATCAGATAAGTTAGATGCTGTCAGGATCTATAAGAAAGGACGAAATACTGATACGCTTTTTAGTCAGGTTATTGATCCGTCAGATTGGGAAACGAAATCAGGATATAGAACACGAGTATGGTCACAGGAAGATAAGAATACTCAGGATACACAGAAATTACAGAAATTAAGCGCAGCGGTGCAAAACATGCCAGGCAATCCGAAGCTTATGGAAATTTATGATAGAAAGCTATTAGAGTTTGCTGATTTGCAACCGGAAGAAATTAATGAAGTCATGGAAGTACAGCAACAGATCCAACAGCAAATGATGAACCAGGCAGCAATGATGGGAGCACAGCAACCAGGTGGACAGCCAGTAGCATCAACTCCAGGTATGCCACAGCAAACGATGCCACAAGCACAGCCACAACCACAACCAGGAGGTGGACAAGTATGAACTTAATGGATGAAATGTTAAAGAAATATAATTTATCCTATGATGATTTAAATCCGGAAGAGACAGAAACGCTTAATACATGGCTTGCTGCACTTAACCAGGGCGAAGTGAATTTAGAGCGAATAAAAGATTATATAGATGCAATGAAGGATGGAGTAGAACAGGAATTAACTAAATATGATTTAGGATCGAAACAAGATTTGTTTCTCAAAGCAAGACTTCGAAACTATATGTTATTATCAGCATTTCTCTCTACGCCAGCGAAAGCAAGAGCACAATTAGAACGAGCAGTAGCAGCAATGAAATAAGGAGGTGAAACATATGGCAAGTAGTAACGCACAAGAGTATCTAGCAAAACATGGTGGCAATTGGAATAAACCAAAAGCAATGAAGAAAAGTAAAAAGTCTCCTAAGAATGATCATGATGCTGATGACATGAAGATGAAGGCAAAGAGTAAAGGAAAAAAGAAAGCTGGAAGCATTAAAATGTCTGGTAAGTTTGATGGTAAATCAAATAAGCTTGGTCAGGGTGGCAGAGCAGCACAATTGCAAGCTCAAGGTGTACCAGGTGGTGTGATTGGTAATTTGGCTCGTGCAGCGCAAGCAGCACCAGGACAGAGAAACTTTCACAAATCCAAGAAAGGCAAGAAATGAAACGGAAATTAGGAGCAATTACTGATATCAAGTCTTATAAACGAGTGGTAAGTAATAAGATGAAGGATTTCGGTGAGACTAATTTTCAGAAGCGAACAATTCGTATCAATAAATCCAAGAAGAAAAATAGCAGTGGGGATATTATTGATACGATTGTTCATGAGAAGGAGCATATACTTCATCCCAGGAAACACGAGTATACCGTAAGACGAGACACGAAAAAGAAACTAAAGCGCATGGGATCAGTACAGAAAGCAAAGCATTATAGTTTATTTCGAAAGTAATACTTGACAAGGAATAAAACTAATCACTACTATTAATCATATGGACAACCAGGAACAACCACAATTAGATTCACAGACACGAACTGTTATTGAGAACATTCTTAAGAAACAGCCGGAAGAGTTGAATGATAATGATAGAGCAATTCTTAGAGCACGATGGAGCTACATGGGCTTATTTAT